ATCCTTTCCCCTGTCCAGCATTGGTGTGGATGCTCACAAAGCAATCCGGCTTTGCCTTGTTGCTGATGTTGGCCCGCTCCGTCAGGCTGGGGTAATTGTCCGCGGTCTTGGTGAGCACCACGCCCACCCCCTGGGCCTTCAACAGCACCTTGACGCGTTGTGCCATATTCCAGGTAAACTCCCACTCCTTGTAGGTGCCATCCGGGGAGCCGTTGACGTTGCCCGGACCGTGTCCGGGGTCAAGGCATACAGTGTGCTTGCTCATAGGCTTGTCCTCCTGTTCCGGCGGTGCTTGGCCCGCCTGCTTGAGATACACGCAAATCCAGTTGTGCACCTTGCGGCTGGCGGTGATGCGCTCTCCGCCAAAGTCGCACTGGCTGGAGCCGCCCCCATCCAGCATAACGGCGGAGGCCCAGCCCAGCCCGGCCAGCTCGTCCCGCAGAGTTTCCGGCGTGGCTGCGTCTCCGGTCCCATCGCCAGAGCAATAGAGGGCCAGACTGCCACCCCGCAGGCCAATGGCGCTGCGCCCCCGCTTGCCTCCCTGGGCCGAGCCGTAGGAGGGCTTATCCACCGGCTTGCCGGAGGAAATGAGGGCAGTCACCGCGATAAAGTTGGCCGCTCCCTCGTACTCGGAGGTCATGTGGATGTCCGGGCCCTTGTCCCAGGCGTAGCCCACCGCCCTCCAGGGCGTACCGGAGCGCATCACCCCGCCCACCTTGAGCAGCGGGCAGGCCGAGCCGTCTGGGTTCCACATGCCGCCATTGAGCACGTAATGGGCCTTTGTTTCAGCCTTGACCTGAGAGAGCGTCTTGCGGCAGTTGGTGACTCTCAGCTCAATCCGCTCCACGGACGAGAGCGGGACATATGTAATGATCTTACTCATTTGATTCACATCCTTTTATCCAGCGATCCCGCTGTTGATTACTGTTCCGGGGCCAGTAGCCCGGCCAGCTCTTGGTACTCCTCGGGGGTGAGCCGGTCGGCGGCCAGGTAGACATCCATCTTGTCCTGCAGGCCGTCGGTGCGTCCCCTGTCGATGAGCAGCTTGCAAAGGTTGTATACGGTTGTCATAGTGACTCCTTTCTCATATGGTGGTGGTCAGCTCCAGCATACATAGCCGCGCCTCGTGCTCGGCCAGCACGTCCAGCGTTACGTCCTCCGCCCTGGGCCCAGGCTCTGCTATCGCGGCCCGGTCGGCCTCAATCTCTTCCTCGGTGCGCTCTACTGCCTTGCCATCCTCCAGCTTGTACCGGGGGATGCCGTCCTCCGTGTAAATGGCCCGCGAGAAGTAGTTCCCTTGGGCGTGGTGGTATTTGTCGCCGTAGCCTCGGTCAATCTCCATGCCCCAGTCGGCGCCCACAAAGGCGGAGGAGTTGACGGCGGTGATCCTGCCCCGTTTGTCGTACTGGGCGTAGACAATGTAATTCTCCTGTTCTATTCTTATCACCTCTTTTATCACCTCACAGATTAGCGTCCACCATAGGCGCTCCAGCCCCCATAAAAGCATCTATGTAGAGAAATCCACCCGAAAGTCCATGTGCATTCTTTTTTGCATGTACCATAATCCCGTTGCTACAAAGGGAAGAAATCTCAAATGTAAAGCCGGATTGCAGCGCACCATTCTGATCATACATTTTCATCTTTCCATCAGGGTCTGCAATCGTGGGGCTCAGCCGCATAGTCGTTGGGAGAGGGATAAAAATAAGCAAACCATCTGCCCCGAGCACTTGAACAATGGGATATCTCGCTGAACCATCAAGCGGGATTTGATACCTCTGGCACTTCGCCAGTTCCCCGGCATAATCCGGCGTCTCAAAGAGCTTCCAATTACTCTCCTCGTCCTGGTAAGCGAGGGTTTGGGTGGAGCCAAGCTCCAGCTTAGATGCTTGCAGGAGTACGCTGTTGCCTGCCGAGACGATAACGCTACAAAAAAACCTGTCCGCCGTATTGTCATAATTAAACTGGACAAATCCAAACGGTTTGATAATGTTTATGATATTTGTCCACGCACTCGGTTTTTCTTCCGGGGCAGACGTGGACATCGATAGCAGGTCTCCATCAACCAGTCCAGAGAGGCAAACTGTTTCTCCCAATAGACGGTCATTTGGAATGCCCAAAAATTGCATAAATTCCAGATTCCCTGTTGTAGCAGTTAAAGTGATTCCATCGCTGCCCAGGGTTGCAGTGCCTTCCCCACTCAGCTTCCATCTGTCTATGAATCCCCCTGAACCGGCATGGCTCGTCTCCACCCTCTGGTTAATGGGGAACTGCCCGCCGCCCTGCTGGGAGCCGCCGCCCACGAAGTACCAATTGTCCAGGATGTTTCGGCGTGGCGACGTGCCCCCTCCTGCCGCTTTGTCCAGCAGCGCGTCGATCTCCTCACCGCTGTATTTGCTGGTGTAGTATTCGGTCGGTTCTTCTGCCGCTTCTCTGGCTAATAATTTCCGCTCAAGTGCCGCTACACGCTCCTCCAGAGTCAGTTCCATTTTCTCACCTCACACAATTAGCCGACGGCCAAGCTTGTCCAGAACAACGCGGCCATTTTTATCTTTCACTGGGCCGGAGACTATCTTTTGGGGAACGCCATAATACAAAATAATGCATCCATCCATTGAGCTTCCCCCGTTTCCTCCTGCTCCACCAGTTACAACTGAAGCCTTTTTTACAAAAATGTCGGCATCGCACCGAACAGTAAGATCTTCTGTTTTACTGTCTCCGCCTGCACGATTAGACCATTTTCGTTTATTGGTTACTGAAAGTCTTACCGATCCACATACTCCAGCGCCGCCACCACCGCTTCCACCGCTTCCGCCTGAACCATACGATGATGCATTCTCTCCATCTTTACCTTTTCCACCGCTTCCACCTCCATGTTGATATGCCTCCCCCTCTGCGTCTGCTCCATTAGATGAGCCTGCGCCAGAGCTTGGCCCTTTAAAATTTACATTGGCTTTGGTGGCTATTATTGCAGGGCCACCATTTTCTCCGTTTCCTCCTGCGCCACCGCCTCCCGCACCACCACAATCTGCCTCACAATTTGCCTCTGCATTAAACCAAAGAGTATTAATATTGCTTCCTGAGAATGTTTTTCTGTCAGAGTATTCTCTCTGGCTTATTCCTTCTCCGCCTTTTGCAGATCCAGCATCCTTGCCAGGCTCACCAGGGCCTCCACCATCTCCTCCATCCATTCCATCTTTTCCTGCTAAAGCATATGTTTCTCCTGTAACTGTATCAACATATCCAAGGTTATTTCGATTCCCACTGACAGACGAAAGCAATCCAAATGTTGTGACACTTTCCCCTCCATAGCCAGTTGCTTTGCCACAAGAATACGCTATTTTTTGACCGCCCACGACATCGAGCGATGACTGGAAAATTCTACCTCCAAGGCCACCAAGACCTTTCTTTCCACCTTTCCCTTCCGATTGGCTTCCAAGCGATACTGATGCTGTAGTCGAAACAAATGTATTTTCAGGTACAGAACTAGTGTTACTAGAGTAATCGCTAGCAGCTCTGGCAATATTACCAGATTCTCCATCCCCTCCGGGTTGGCCGCTTTGCCCACCATCAATCAAAACTGCTCTTACATATGTTGTCCCTTCAGGAACAGTCCACTCGCCTGCGCCTGTAAGAACTACACGGTTTTCGAGTAATTCAGTTTCCTCTATTTTTAATGGTACATATCCAACAAGCATCTCCGAACTTGATTTTAATGTGTTTGAGATGGTAATGTCTTCTTTTTCAATGCAAGCCGTAACTGGCTCTTTGTTATATGGGTCCCACGTCAACACACGGTTCCCTGTTGATTCCCCTTTATAGACAACTGGTGCTTGGATAGATTGAGCATGCTTATAGTAATTTTTCATTCGGTCCGCAACAGCCGCAGAGTTTGTGAGCGATACCAACGTAGCATTTTCGACCTTCTTTACATTTGGCTCTTTGGCTGAAACAATATCACGTATGATTTGGCTCTTGTTGTGCGTATACTTTGTTCCAGTAAGCTTCCCAGACCCAGATGTTAGTTTCGCGTAATTGGCCCCACTCTCTAAAATAGTAAAGCCAGATGCAGACAGGTCAAACACAGGATCATCAAATGTAACAATTTTCCCTTCTTCTACAGACCCTTCAAAAAGTGTAGATGACTCACCAGATTTTATATATTGATGTTCCGTAACAATTACTTGGGTTACTTTGGCCGCGTTAGTGACGCTCGGGCCCTGATACATTCGGTCTAAACCAAGGTTCCCGCTAATTCCATCCCAAAGGGCCGCAATCCGAAGAACTCCATTTAGATCAGTTCGAATAGTTGCGCCAATTGCAAATAAAACCTGTGACAAGTTATCCCTTGCCGTAGCGATAGGTAACCAACCATACAATTTTATGTCTGCTAAATTTGTTTTTATCTCGTATGGTATTGTGCCGCATATGGCAGCAAGAAGTTCGGATGCAGTCTCGCCAGAGTAGATTCCTCCATAATGCTGATTTTCAGATAAAAGCCCAATTGCGCTTGTTGCAGATATCTTATATGTATTGGGTCCATTCCGGTCAATGGATTTCACATAAAACACGCCGGTCTGAACGTCATCATAAAAATAAACAATTGGAGCGTTTCTTTCAAACTCTGTAATTGTTCTGTCCTCAGTCTCAATTACGACTGATAAGGTATTGGCTTCCAGAGAGGAAGATAGAAGAGATGTTGCAATATGAAGATTTCCGCTTTTAATTTTGTTGCCCTCAAACACTCTGTCGCCATACACAATTTTGTTTTTGTTTGCCATCTCCTATCCTCACTTTTTACGGCTTGACCTGTGCGTCTATCGGGACAAAGCTTACCTCTATTTCTCCCCAATAATTTACGCTACCTTCTACCTTCTCCATGTCTTGAGATGCGCTAGTATAATACGCCTCGTAGGAGATGGTTGTCTGTCCGTCCGCAGCCTCCAACATAACGCTATCATCGACTGAGTGTTGGTACAGATAGTCCCAAAAGGTATCCAGCCCTTCGTAATTGTCTCCTCTGCGAAACACTGTAATCTTATGTCCAAGATAGGTTCCAATAACATCACGTATCATTCGACCGGAAAGCACTCGGCCAGCATTATCTCCATCTAGTACATTGAAACTTCGATTATAAGTCGAAATTGCAACATCTGCGTCAAACTCAATGCCGTTCAATTTGATATAGCTCATTTAACCCTCCACCAAATTTACGCCGATACGCTGAACTTCGCTCTGAGTTGCTTGATAAGATACGCGACCAAGCACCTGCTTGTCGATTTCCAAGATAACTGTATTGGAGCCGCCGCCACCATATCGCTGCATCCCACGGGCAACAGCGGCTTCAATCTCAGATGTTGGAGCCTCTATATTTGTCCCGCTCTTTTGATCTCCCAGTACGGCGAGGAACTCTTTATTAGGCGGTATGACCGCGCCTTTTGCAAGGGCAGGAACGTCATCAATTGAAAGCCTTGGTACTGACATTCGGCCTGAGCCGGATCTGGCTGAAAAGGAACCGCTACTTGTTTTTCCGCTACTGTTTAATGCTTTGAGCGCAACGCCACCGCCTAAAAGGGCTATTCCAGCCAGCAAGAAAAACGGATTAAGCGTCATTGCTCCGATTGCCACTAATGCAATACCAGCGAGCAGGAGCGCCGTAGATACCCACTGAGATACCTGATCAAGCTGCAACACTTCAACCCAACTTTTCATTTCAGTGCTATTGGATGCAGCTAATGCCGTACCAGCAATAAACAACCCAATTCCAGCAACTAGCAAGGCAATGCCGATCCCCTGCATACCTGGAACCAGAATCAAAACGAGGCCAATTATTGCAATGTACGGCGATATCTCTACCATTGCCGCGGACAGTGCAGAAACGATAGTATCAATTAGCGATTCGCCGCCATCCATATCCATTTTCCCAAACGCAAATATAGCAATACCAAGAACGATTAATCCTATACCAAGCAGGATCTGCCCAGCAACAAGAAGGACTATGCCAATAATTGCAACCCATGGACCAATAGCCTCTGCCGCTCTTTGCAATGCCGGAACAATTGTGTCTATTAATGCAGACCACTGTATGGTGTAATTGTTTCCTACCATCCAGAGCGCAATGCCGATTACAATGAGCGCAAGACCTTTAAGGATGCTTCCCGTCACGAGCAATACTACGCCGATTATAGCAATCAGAGGCCCGATAACCGCCGCCGCTTCTTGCAATCTTGTTAAAATATTTTGGATAAAGTCTCCTTCGTCGCCAGCGGCTTTACCAACGGCCCAAATCGCCGCACCTGCAATAATGAAGGAAATACCCATTAAGATATTCCCCATGATTACAAGGAGAACACCAAGAACCGCGATCAGGGGGCCAACTACTACAGCCGCCTCCGAAAGTCTTGTTTTTATGTTTTCAACAAAATCCCCCTCATCGCCTGCGGCTTTACCGACGGCCCAAAGGGCTGCTCCAGCGATAATAAACGCCACACCAAGTAGGATGTGTCCAGTGATGACAAGAAAAACACCTAAAACGGCAATCAGGGGACCAATGACTGCGGCCGCCTCCGAAAGTCTTGTTAAAATATTTTGGATAAAGTCTCCTTCGTCGCCAGATGCCGCCCCCGTAGCCCAAATTGCTGCGCCCATAATGATTAACGAAATGCCAATAAGAATATGTCCCGTAACAACCAAAAGAACGCCAATCACGGCAACCAGAGGCCCGATAATAGAAAGGGCCTCACCAAGCCCTCCTTGTAATAACGCCTTTATAGCTTCTGGATTCGATGTAACAGCATCCACAATAGCAAGCGCACCAGCTACCATCAAGGCGAGTCCGACCGGGATACTTGCTCCTGTAAATACAAGAATTGCACCAATTGCAAGGAGTGCAGCACCAGTAAGTAGCTCAAGGATGGCCGAAAGGGCATCCTGAATACTGGTTTTTACAATAGAGAAATCTGGCTCGATTGATTGGTCCTGTTGTGCCTGATTTTCGCTTTTATTGCTGCTCCCTGAAAGCTGGTTGATTTCATCAAAAGAGGCGAGCGACTTCCCAGCTTCCTCCGCAGCCTCACCCGTTTTTTCAAGTGCTTCTGTTTCCTCATACAGATTTTCAGCGGAGTCCGCAGCTTTCTCTGCTGTTGTACCAAAAAGCGCAGCAGTAATCCGGGCGGCCATTGAAATTATACGGGCCAACATATCGACAAAACTTGTAAATGCTGGTATAATGACCTCAATCATCGGCTGAGCGAGTGTCAGGAGAGCCCCTTTTAGACGTGCAATAGATGCTCTAGCCTCGTCATTTGTTTTGATGACTTTCCCCATCCATTCACGGAACTTCGCAAGACCTTGTGTAATGACCGTGAATACAAGCGCACTTCTGATAACTTCACGCATGCGAGAGGAAAATTTGCTTGCGCTCTTTTGCGCTCTATCTACTGATTTTGCCATTTTGGCGGCGGCAGGGCCGGACTTTGCCATGTTCTGCTGGAGCCCTCCGGCTTCCTCTTTTGCCAGGTTCAACTTTCCTTCTAAGCCAGAAATTTTGGAATCATAATCTGAAAGCGCTTTTTCAGCCTGCCTCCACTCTTTCTCAATTGCGTCAACCTTTTCTTGTTGCTTTTTCAATTTGGAATCGACCATAGGCCTGTCAGAATAGGCACGCATATAGTCATCAGCGGACGAACCAGGTTTCATGGCGGCATTGATAGCATTCTGTTCGTCCTGGAGCATGGATAACTGCTTCCTGGCCTCCTCCAACTCCGCATTTACAACGTTGAGGTTTTCTACTAAAGGAAACCTCCCCTGCTTTTTGGACGTAAGTTGATCTTCAAGCGATTGGATTTTCTTAGCAAGCTGATTCAGCTCTTTTTGTGCTTTCTTATTGTCAATATTGGTTTCAATGACGATGGAGCCGTCAGCGGCCACATTAAACACCACCTTGATAGGAGAGATTTACATTGGAAGGGTACAAAGAAATCATTATTACAAGAGAAAAATCGCCGTGGGGATGCGCTGTTGACTTCACGGTGCTTTTGGATGACAAAGTGGTTGGGATTTTAAGAAACGGCACAACCGTTTCTGCATACGCTCAAGATGGACCCCATACGCTTTCGTTCCAAAAGGGGCGTAAAATCGACTGTTCAATTTCAATCCTCGTATCGCCGGATGACACTTCAAAAATTGTAAACACAGCAATATCTGGATCACACCTCGTAGTTGAGAGCGAATACGCAACAAATACGCCGCAGGCAGCCGTATTTGATACAGAAAACAACCAAACAAATCGGAATAGACGGGTTAAAAACAATGTTCTATTCGCCGTTGTAATTATTGCCGCTGTTCTTTCGGCTGTTGCCATTACCTTTGGCAGCCGTACTGCTAAACCATCAAATTCTGGTTCTAATGGGCCAGCGCAAAACGAACTTGTCAACCAGCAGACACAGCAGCCAGAACCATCCGAGAAAATAGATGAAAACAGTGTCGGCATTGATGCAACGCTAAATGCAGACCGATTTGACCTGTCGATTGTGGATATAAAATGGACAACCGCTCTTGAAACATCGCTCGGCACAATAGAGCCGGAAGATTCAGGAAAGGGGCTATTGTGTGTAATCTTTTCTGCAAAGAACACAACGGAAAATGTTCAAAATGTAGCAAACATTGGCTTTAATGCTTACGCCGATGGGCGAAAGGTGTTGCCGAAGGTCGTTGTTGGCACCGTAGATGATGCGGTGGTATTTGTTGGTGCTGTTTCTCCTGGTATGGAAATTGTCGGGCATGTTGTATGGGAACTTCCAGACGATTGGGAGGAATTTCAAACATCTTATATCGATCTTGGAAGTGCCAGAGACAGCAAACAGCACTTTACAATTCACAGGGAAGATATTAATTAGTTATAAGAGCCCCCGCTACCTCATATCGAGATAGCGGGGGCTTTTTTATGCCGTCAGTTCTTTTGTTCCATCCATCCCAGGCAAGCACATCTGCCCAGTGATTTGACGGTTAAAGGAAACCGGGACCGGGATGTTCCAGGTTGCGAATACGTCTCTTGTCATAGCGCCCACCTCCTGGGGCGTACTGCCCATGTCCAGCATCACTCGACGGGTAATTCGGATCAGGTTTGCAATGGCGTTGGGAGATACCTCCGGGGCAATGCGGGCGGGTGATTTTAACTGCTCGTTCATCTTCTCAAAGGCCGTGACGTAGGCCGCTGTAAACAGTACGCCTTTTTTGCCTTGCATTTTGTTTGCAATCATGTCACAGCCCTTTTTGGTGATTAAATAGCTGGGCCGTTCTTGGTTGTTTCCATCCATGTAGCTGCTTTCAATGAAGAAAGAGCCGTGGGCGAAGTTCCCCTCGGCTAAATACTGCTGGTAGGTCCGAATACTTTTCAAAAGCTCGTTATGATTTCTTCCAACCATTTCAGCCACGTCCCGACTATCAACTACATCTATGTCGTGGAAATTAAAAACTTTAAGTTCGTTCATGCGGTCGTCTCCTTCCAACTGAATCCAGAATCTATGCAGCTCCCAAGCAAACGGTCACGCACTTCAATGGTGTTTTTCCAAAGGAGCGCCATAGCCTCCCTCACTGGATTCGCTTCCTCGCTGGACTCGTACATACTGGCAAGCAGGATTTCCATTGTACTGCAAATCTGGTTTAGGTCGTTTGCTGATTCTTCCACCGAATCACGCAACTGAATCATTTCTGGCCTCATTCCGCATCACCGCCTTTCACCGCGATAACCACCTGTTCGGCCCTTACACCCAGATAGGCGGCGGCAATACGCTTGACCCAATGCTCGTTGTTAGTCAACTGGTTAAGCAATTCTTGAAGAGTGTTTTTCTCGTTCATATGGAAAACCTCTTTTCATATTGATTAGAGGCTCCCACTGTGATAGAATGGATTTATCCAGTGGGAGACCTCTGGTGATGTAGAGTGTTGGTGTTGCTTGCTAGGCCCGCCAGCACTCTATTTTTCTACCTCAGACCTAACCTTTTGGATACCAAGCCGGATAATATCACTTCTTGTTTTGTCCAACTTCTCACAGCAAAAATCTAAGTCTTCAATCGTTTGTTTGTCGGCTCTGATTTTTAACTGTATATCTTTCGGGTTTTCGGCCTTTGGTCTGCCTGTACGGGGCGACATTTTATCACCTTCTTTCTGTGTACACATTTATTATATAGCGTGTACACAGAAAGTCAAGAGGTTTTCCAAAAATATTTCCGCTATCTCAATATGAAGTTTTCAAGGTGCAGTTAACCGGAGGTTATCCCCCTGTCCAAATCTTTACAAGGTCATTCTCCGCCTCGCTGTAAGTCTGCTTGATGTCGATAATGTCACGGTTCTTTCGGTAGAACTCCCTGTCAGACTTGTCCAACGGCTTGCCCTTTGCCTTCTTGTCGCGGATGCGGACGATCTGGGCAAAGAGGCAGTCCCCTATTTCCGCATAGGCCGCGAGGATAGTCCACCAGTGGATGCCGCCCGTGTTGGTTTCGATGTCGTAGTCCACAGCGCGGGCTTCATAGCCCAGCACACGGTTGATAGGGCCAATGATGCGGGGGAAGTCCATAGGCCAGTCCACAAGGTGGGGGCCTTTCTGCTTCCGTGGCTCCTCGCCGCCGTTGATGAATCGAAAAACCTCTTTCATGGCCGCGTCATAGTCGGTCAGCTCGTCAAAATCCACATAGAAGATTTGGAGCACGTCAAGGGCCCGGTCTTCCTCGCTGGAATCGGGGTCGTTCATGGCCTCGAAAATGTCGAGGATAACCCGATAATCATAGCGGATAGCAAACTCCTGCCCGTCTATATCCACGCTTTTTGGAAGTCCATAGCTCATGGCGTGCTCCTTTGGTTACTTCTTCTGATACTTCTGGTATTTCGCTGTGTACTTGCTGATGCGCGGGTTAGTAAGCTTCTGCTCTCTGGTGAAAGTGGTATCAATCTCATCCATGACCGCCATCATCAAGTTGCACCAGACAGGGAGCCCGTTGGCAATGGCATAGACATTCATGCCGCCGAAGACAGACTCGCTCACAGGGGCCTCGAACACGCCGTCAATAATGCCGCGCATTTCAGCGTCCCGCTCTTTGGCAAACTCGAAGATTTCCTTCTTGTCCACCATCTTCTCGATCTGTGCTTTGTAGCTCTCCTGCTTCTTGTCCAGATCCTCAAAAGCGGAGTACAGCCGCTCAACGAAGTTGCTGTCAGTGGGGTTGAACGACACCTCGCACTTGCCATTCAAAGAATATGTAACAAGGCCGGAGTCAAAATTCAGTTCCTTCATAAGTTAAACCTCCACGGTTCCCGGTGTGAATTTCACAGTTCCAGAACTAATCGATGCTGTACCAACAGTTCTAGTGCCGCCATATGTAACATCAATTGGCATCCCAATTGTGCCACCGCCTTCACCACCGAGCCCGGACGGCAAAATAGAGCATGAGGAGTATCTTTCAGCAAATACCGCTGTTCCGGCCGTCCCCGCATACAGATGGACAATAAGCATATCTTGATTCATCAAAGCGTTCACGTTCTGATCTTTGATAGCAAGGTTCCAGATTTTTTCCTGTGCTGCGTCATCTGCATCCAACTCACATGGGTCAAAGGTTTGTGTAATGGTTGGTTTCTTCCCGTTGGTATAGGTATTTCCAAAAATATCAACTTTGGTTTCTGTTTGCCAGTCGTATTCGGCTGAACTGTCCTCTACACGCTTACCGATGGGAGACCACGTAGGCGTAGAGCTCTCTCCAGTGTTTAGGTAAGCAATTAACATTTCACGGCCTACGGTCTGGCCCGGCGTAGTATTAAAAGTCAAATCAGACTCAGGCATTGTTTTTCTCCTTTCAAACGCCAACTTCATATGTCAGTTTCATCAAAATCTGGTAGTCTTCATAACCGTCCTCATAAGCGGCAAATTTAGAGGATTGTGTGGTGGGCTCAACTCGGAGCGCCCGAATCTCGTCTCCCAAATCAGGAAGATTTTTTCTCGCCCAGTCACCGAAGTGGTTCAGTAGCTCGTCAGCCTCCAGGCGCTTGTCGTTGCTGCGCCCAGGCTTAATACGATAAATTAGTTTGAATTGGTACTCCGCCTGATAGCCGCCCAGGATGAACCGCTTTGTGATATAGGTCCCCTGGATGGTAGACAATGCCATACCGGCCTCGTCTCCCTGGTCAGCGGACAGAAACTCATATTTAATGATGTCCACCGGCTTTTCCGGGAAGGTATTGGTCCACACCAGCATGGAGCGGGAGATTTTATCCACTTCTTCTGTCGCCGCCAGCATGCGGGGTTTCTCTTTTTTCTCAGAGTCCACGTTTCACCGCCTTATCCGCCGTCCGAATCCAGTTATCCAAATTCTCGGCCTTGCTGGCTTCGAACCAATGGGATTGTGCCTGCGCATGTGATGCTGTATTAAATACAAGGTTTTTGTCAGTCAAGACCTTTGTTGTGCCCTTTGATGCATAACTGCTACCTGTAGCCGGGTCTACCATTAGTTTTCCAAAATATAAGTAGCGTGCATATGGGCCTGGGTAAATCACTTCTGAACCATCTACCCGCGTCCGTTTGTCCAATGATCCGGTAAGCATCGGAACATATGGTGATGTGTCCTTCCGCACCTGGAGTGCCACAGTATGCTCCGCTTTGGTGCACTCCTCATCCAACTTGTCCCTGATTGCCTCCAGCCCTTCGGCGCGGAAACTGAATTTCAGCATTAAACCCCACCAACTTCCCAATGAGCCATTTCACCGCCGAAATCCTTTTCATCGACTTTAGTAATATCGTACACACCGTCGTAGGCTGCCTCTATGGTCTGTACCGTCCAGTCCGGGTGTATAGCCTCACCCTTGATGAAAAAGCTATCACGGGCCACAGAGAGCGTCCATAGGTCGCTTTTATCATCTGCTTTCCAGAACTCGACTGGCCCGACATACTTTCTTTGGATGCCTGTAACGCCGTCTACCGCCTCAACCGAAAACGGAATGTACAGGTTGACTGCATCCGCTTTTTCCAGCCCGCTCTTGGTTACATTGGAACCCTTGGAGGCATCCAGAAGGACTCCCCGTAGGACAGTGATGTGGTTTGCTGTGGTCTCCTCAAGAGTGGAAGGGTCCGTCTCAACGTAGGTGTTATAGACCGTCACAACATGGGGGAACATGTCCATAGCCGCACCCCCTTCCACGGTATAGAAGGCCCGTACCGGCTAAATACTGCGCTGCAACAGATGCAAGATGTGTTTGTGCCGCCTGCGCCGCTGTCGCGGCCTGCTGGGCACTTTCACCGCCGCTTCGGTAGGTCTTGGACCAGCTACCCACACTCTGGCTTTTCAACTCTCCAGTCTCTCCAGCATTTGCGGAGTTTTTAAGGGCATTCAGGGCCGCTTGCTGGGCAAGGTCGATGCTCTGGTACTGTTCTGCCACGGCGCAGCAAGCCATCTTTACTGCGTCCAGCTCTTTGTTTTGAGCCGCCCGGCCCTGCGTGTAGTAGTCCAGAAAGGAACTTGCACGCAGGGACAGACGAGGGAAGTCAGCCCTTTGGATAGCCGTGCCTAGATACGCAGCAGTGTAATACTCATAATCTGCGTAAGCCATCAGGCCGCCCCCTTACTTCTTCGCACGGGCTTTCGTCTTAGCCTGCGGCTCAAACGTCGCCCCAGTGAAACTAAATTTCACTACGCTGGAATCATCAACAAGCACCTCGAAGGTATCATCCTTGGTCACCCGGAAGACAATGTCCGCGTCAAACAGGATGTCTTCCTTTGTAGGAGAGCCATTTTTCTTGAAGGTCATCTTTGTCCCGGTCTTTGTCAGGTGAAATGGGAAATAATACCCGCTCTGCTCGTCCGGGGCGTCGCTGAACTCGGTGTAGTTGGTCACATAATGAAATGTGCCCGTTACAGCGCCACTCGCATAAACCTTCAGGTCATCACCCACAAGCTCGGAAACCTGTTTCCCCAATAGGGCCTGACCGCTGGGGAATAGCGTTAAAGTGTCAGACCCTATTAACCCCCCTCCGGTGCGTAAACAGCAAAAGGGAAGGCGTTCTCATTGCCGACGTTGAAGGCGTTGATGGGGTTGGGAATCTCCCAGCCCAGCCGCATGACGGCGCGGAGGGCCACCATGTCGTTCTGCATCAGGTTATAAAGGATATTGCCAGTGGTGGGATCTTGCACCACGCCGCTATCGAAAATCTTAAAGGTCATGTCCTGTCGGATGGCATAGACCAACTGGCTCCAGTCACCCACGATAGCCAAAGATTCCTCCGGGTCGTAAGCGCCGTTCACGGGGAAGTACATGCTCATGCCGTCCAGCGCGTAGCGGGTATCTCCCTGCATATCGGTCTTGAAAATGGGCTGGCCGTTCTTGTCCACAAGGCCGCGCAGCTTGGCGCGCATCTGGATAGCCGCCATTACGCCGTTGGGGATATAGCCGCTCTCCTCCACTTTGGCAATCACGCCGCCCTCGCCCATGATGTCCTTGAAAATGTCGCTGGTAGCGGTCACAACAGCGCTTGCGGTAGTGGCAGAAGGGACAAGGCCATCACGCCAAGAAGTCGGCTTGTCCGTGCCGTACAGAATAGCGGCGTCGATGACCTTTCCGAATGCCTCCTGAAGACGGGGCCGCACCTCGCCCCAGATGTCGTAGTCGCTGTCGTCCAGAACGGCCTCGGGGATGGGGACAATAACCGCAATTTCCTCGGCGTAGATTTTCTTCTTGTCCCACGCCATATTGGTGGTCTTTTTCAGAGACGCCTTGGAGTCGGACGCGCCGGTGGTCGCCTCGCCGTTCACAAAGTAGGCGGTGGGCAGGGCGTCCAGCACATTAAGGGTCTGGGTCTTGCTGGTCATGTTGGGCAGCCGCCGGGCCATCCGCAGCACGGCGGACTCCGTTACGGCCCCCTGGATAATTTCACGGGTTACGGGCTCAGGGATAAGCCCAGAAAGTTTGCTTCTATCGATAATGTCAACAGCCATTTATGTTCTCCTTTCATTTCAGTGCGCCCCGGATCAGGGCGTTCATTACATCGTTTTCTCCTGTTTTTTGCTTCCCTCCGCCCACTGGAGCAGTCCAGTCAAAGGAAGTCTTCTTGCGGTCGGCGGTGAGCGCGTCCACGGCCTGCTCAAAGGTGGTCTTGTCGTCCACCATCTTCCCTGCCTTGAAGGCGATGAACTCCGCCTCCTCGCCGGTCAAGCCCTTTTTCAGGACATACAACTCACGCTTCAACTGGTCTCTCTCCGCTTCTGCGGTTGTCAGCTTTCCGGAGAGAGTATCCCTCTCGCCAGTCAGCTTGTCCCAGCGTTCTTTCTCTCCGGCCTGCCCGTCCTTCCAGGTGCGGTAGGCGGTCAGCTCTTCTTCGCTGGGCATTCCCTTCATGGCTTTTGCAAGCCGCTTGCCAATCATGGAATCCACTTCCGCCTGAGTGAAGGTTTTCTCAGGAGCGGGCTCCGGCGCAGGGGCCGGGGTAGGGTTATTGATAGGTTCGCTCATAAATACCTCCGTTTATTGTCAGGGCCGTCGCCCTGCGGTTTTACGCCTCTCGGCAAAATAGAAAGAGCCATCAAACCGTTACAGTTCGTAACCGGTTCAATGGCTCTTGGCTCACAGGCTCTTGGCTCTATGCGATATTTACTTCCATGTCGTGCTTACATGCCTTGCATCGAAACGGCATGTGCTCTACTTTGGTATCCGGTCGAACCGGGAAAAGAGCTTTCCCGCAGTACGGGCAGCAATACCATGTTTTCCCGTTAATTTCTTTTATCACGCGCTGTCCTCCATAACATACCACTTGCACTTCTCGCAGACTTCATTTGCTTTATCTACGTCAAACGGCTCTATTGCAAGCTCCATGTCCATCTCGTCCTCCCGAACTTCTTGGACCTCATAGCACTCTCCATATAGGATTTCTCGCCCAAAAAGAGGGCAAACGCATTTATCATTGTGATTTTTCGCCATATCATTTCCCCTCCAAATAGTCCCGATACTTCTTTCTCAGCTTTTCCGGGACCGCTGTTACAATCTTCCCGTCAACGCTTAAAACTACATAACCGCTATCTGCCAAGAATTTCAATGTATTCCGGTCAGTCTGATACAAAACTAACCTGCTGTTATTTATGATACTCTGCGACGCTTCAATCGTCAATGCAGATCTATCCGGTTTCATCGTAAGGTTATTTGCAAAGTGGTCTGTCACGCCGCTAATCTGCGGCGGGTCAAGCTGCACCTGATATTGTCTGGAAGAGAATTTACCGACAATTTTTATGTTCCCTTGATATGATTCCAGACCGGAAAATTGTTTTATGCTGGTTAGCTCTTCCGGATATTGAACCTGCATTCTTTCTCTTTGTAACGGTAGCCCCGCCGCCTCGCTGAACGCCTTGTATTCCTGATTCAGTCTCCAGATACGGGTAGTCACCGCCTGGTAGTTCTCCGTCAGTCCTGCGGCCTTGTATGCGGTCTGTTCTCGCTTCAGCTTGCGGATAGTTCGCTCGACCTGCCGCTGTTTCTGTGTGGCCTCATAAGCTGTGTAGTGCTTTCCCTCAAAATCCACGTCGTGCCCATCGTCTATGTGAGCAAGTTCTTCGTCGGTATATGTTCGCTCCATCACACAATCCACAAAGGCAGTCCTGATATGACGGCAGTTTGCACCCTCCAAGCCGTCCACATAGCCAAGCCCGCACACCTCATAAATGCTCGGATACTTGTCTCCGGTCCTTACGGAGTACACCCGGCCCTGCCATGCCTTGTGGTTTTGCCAGCCAACACCCTTGTCCCGAGCCCCGATGTGGGCGGACACTTCAAAATAAGGTGTTTCCAGATACTCTGCGCTCTGCTCCGTGTACTTGGCACAGATCTGGGATACGCCTGTCATCACCGCCCTGCGGGCTGCCACGTCGATTTGGTCTCGGTGTCCGCTCTCATAATCCACGATCTTGATACCACTGTCCGCAAGCTGTTTGACGGCGCTTTTGATGGCCTGATTGTAAGAGATGGCACCGCTCGTGATCTGCATTTCAGCGTTATCCAGCGCCCATTGATAGGCCCTGGCCGTGGGAAGCATCGTCCGCCCGTTGTCCACCAGAAAGCCCATAGAGCCGGTCATGTTATGGAATGTCTGTTTGGTCTGCTCGTAGATAGCCCATGTGTCCTCGATGCTAACCAGTGTTTCCGGTGCCGTTACACCCGCAATGTCCATAACATCCTGGTAGTACCGCTGGTTCCGCTCCGCCACGTCGTCTAAGAGCTTTTGCAAGTCCCGCTGGCTGATGTTTGCGGTGCGCTGGATGGCCTTTTCTATGCCCTTTAGGTCAATGCCATGGGAGCGGAGTGCCCGTATATCCTGTACCGTGACCTCGTTCAGCTGCCCGGCCATCTTTAATCGGGAGCATATTTCCTCAAGGAGTGTCAGTTCAAGAGAGCGGTACAGCTCCGCCAGCTCTTCGGGCAAGGCGTCAAGAACTTCCGGTTGAAACGGATATTTCATGCGCTTTCCTCCGTTTCACGATTTCGTCATAATGCGGCGCAACCCGAATTACATTCCAGTCGCACTCTTCTGGGACATGTCCATAAAAAATGACCCATGACGGCTCCAACCGTTTCATCATCTCTTCATACCCACGGAGAAAAAGACGCTTGCTTTCCTTGCTCCGTTGTGTGCCTACGCTTGAAACAGACACAACTCCGCCAACCGGCTCACCGTCAAAGCACCATTCGTAGCTATCTTCATCACTCCAACTAATCGTCGGATATACTGTGATACCATGCAACTGCCAATATGCCGCAAGCCAGTGCTTGCGGTAGTGATTGTATATCTGCATTGCAAGCGGCATATCCGTGTATGTTGAGAAGTCCGGGGAGCACACCGCCGCAAATTGAGATAACTTCTTTATGTAGTCATCTGGACGGTTCCAATAGCGGGTGAACTGGTAATCGTCAACGAAACAATGGACAATCTTGCTCGCTGGTCCTTTTGCACTGTTGGCGTAATTCATGGGTATAAAATCGCCTTGCGGATATGCCGTTACCGGCTCTATTTGCGGGATGTCATAGCGACCAACGCCGGGAAACATAAACTTATCAAGGTTTTCAAAGTTAGTCATTTCCTATTCCTGCGCCTTCGGCTTAGAATTTGGTCAATCATTCTGATTTTTGCGTCCGCATCCGCAAATCCTCTAACCTGAGAAGCGCTTTTACTTGCGGCACTCCTCGCAAATCTTTGGTATTGGTCGTTCGATGTTCTTTTCAGAGTTTCGCGCTCTTTTTCAAGAGATTGTGTGCTTTGCCGAGAATATGCTGCAATTTGCTCATTATAAGCTGCACGATATGTGCCGCCGGGGGTATTTGCTCCCGTTTCTCCCCGATGAACTTTCCCGGTACTGTCCGTATATTCATAGTACCTCGCTCTTGCACGAATTCCGTTTTGAATTGCGTCATTTCGCTGGGCGCTATCTTCTAAGCGCCTATATTGTTTCTCGCCCAAAAAAACGCCGCCCGCACTTCCTCTACCGCCCACTACTCAATTTCCTCCTCTCCCTCGTCCGTCAAATCTTCCATCTTTGGCAGCATCTTCTTTGCCGTGGCCTCGTCCTCGTTGTACCACTTCATGCGGTACTCCCAGTCGTTCATAATGCCTGCCGCAAGGTCCTGCCGGTCATTATTTCGTTCCGTGGTCTTGTCCTCAATGATAGAGTCATCAAAGTCAATGGTAACTTTAGCATCTTCATTCAGCCCGGCGCCCATGGCTGCATTCCCAAGCCGAAGAATAATATGGCACAACTCTGTAATGGCCTGTTCCAAAATGATTTCATGCTTTTTGATGGTCCTAAACATGGTGGAATTTTCGCTGATGACCTGGGTGGCTGTGGTAATGCTCCCCTGGTCGAAGCGGTAATGGTTTTCTCCAAAGCCACACTTGCTGGACAGTAGATTCAGTTGGTCTTGGATACCCGTGTTGTGCTCCTGGGTACGGAGTGTCATGTCGATGGGCGTGATGACCGCACCGTCACTTACATCCTCCGGGAGTACATAGTAAGCCAAGTCGTCCGGGTCAAAAAATGGCTCTCCGTCGAGGTCTTTGGTTGCAGACGGCTTGACCATGATGCGCTTTTTCCCCAGTACAAACTCATTTACATAGCTGTCATAGGCCACATCTACGCCCTTAAGGACATCGATGGCATTTGCATAAACAGAAATTCCAAGCGGGGAATCGTCAAAATTGTTGGCGATATTAGGCCGGTCAATAACAAACTGCCTCTGATCTGAGCCGGTATGTACCACAGGAGGGACCATCTCAAACCCCTTGACACCGGATAAGGCCAGTTCGGCATACACATTATCGTTGCGGTAATGATAGATGCGGTTCTCAATGTCGTACTGTCCGTTGGCCTTGTGATGGATTTGCAGGTAGCAGTATTGCTCTCCGTTGACGGTCAAGATGCTGTCAAAGGCGCACTCCGTAATAATCCCGTTCTGCCACGCCAGCGGCCAGATATGCTCTACTGTCACATAATCCATCACAATGCCGTCAGCACTACCAGGTACAGGTCCTTCTTCCGTGGCCTTCATTCCCACTACACGGGGGATAAACGCCACCGTCCCGAGCGCGAACGCCTTCTCCTGCATCTCGTTTGACTTGACCAGAAAGTTGTTTTCTTTGAGCACATGGTCAACAAATTCCTGTTCCCGTTGCCCCTCCAGGGTGATCTCCACCTTCTCGTTCATCAGGAGGTTTGCCCAATCTTCCGGGATCTTCTTGCCCATGTTAAGCGTGAAGCGCTTGCATTTAACCATGCTCGTTCCGTTTCGAACCTTGTACCGGTGGAAGCCCTTCACATCTCCAATATACCAGCTTTTCCATTCCTGCACTTTGCGATAAAAGTCTTCGCTGATGGTGGCAAAGCCCAGCTCTTTCAGCTTATCGTTTATGTTCAAGCAGTTACCCCCATTCTTCTGAATACACGCTCAAGTGCATACCTTGTAGCGTCAATAAGGTGGTTATTCTCGTCAGGATACCCGCTGATGATCTCCCCATCCTTATTTCGCTCATACTCATAATTCACAAACTCGTTATAAGCGTTTGGAGTCCTCCGGCGGTCAATAACAATCTTCCTCCGCTGGAGCCACTTCATGCCATATTCCACGCTTCCAGGGCCTTTGATTGCTTCCTTGGCCGGAAGCCCCATTGCCCGGTAGTCCGCCGCTGACTTCGGCTCGGCGCTGTCGCAGGTAATGTAAGCATCCTTGTATCCTTTGGATAGGATCAACTTTGCGCTCGCCTCGTTGGTCAGCTTATTTTGGTATATCTCGTCCATTAGGTATATTGTCTCTCTAGCCCGGTCATAGTGGAGTCGGATAAAGGCAAACGGGTCCGGGAACCAGCCCCAGTCCGCACCTTGATAGATACGGTCAAAGGAAGCGAACTCTTCGTCCGTGATTTCCCTCAACTCCAGATTCTCAAATACATTCCCGCCGGTGCCGACAGCTTCGCCCAAGTATTCATGGCGATAGGCCCTCTCGTCCGTGGTCTTCAAGTGTTCAGCTTCTGCTAGGAACTGCGCCCCCAACCACCCCGGTGGGGCTTCCAAGTATGTACTCTTGTGGCACAGCCTGTCTGCTCTTTCCTCCAAGCTATCCTTATTGGCCCAGTTGTCCCGGCTTATGGGTGGATTGTAGCTCTCAAAGTTCCAGAACTTCGACCCGCCGCGCATGGTAGATTGTAAAATGGTTCGAATCTCCGCCCGACCGGAAAACTGATCTTTTTCTTCAAAGTGTGTTACAGCGATATATCCGAACGGAACCTTGATGGACTTTATTTTCATGGGGTCATCAGCGCCCCGGAACATGATTTTCTGCCCAGTCGGCTTGTAAATCAGCTCCATGGGCTGTACCTTAGCGTCCCAGTGCGCCGCCATACCCAGTTCCCCGATTGCCCATAGATATTGTGCATACACGCTGTCCCGGATAGTGTTCGCCACTTTGCGAAGTACCAAGGCGTGGGTGTTTGAATTGGTCAGCAGGATAAGCGGCACCAGCAGGGAGACGCAGGAAGATTTAAGCGAGCCTCGGCCACCAGACAAATCATAGTGTGTGTGTCCGTGTTGGAATACGTCACGAGCCAGTAGGTGGAATGCAGGTCCAAGGACGGACGATAAACGAATCTCAGACATCTATGACCACCTTGACCTCCGTATCTCCATCGCCGTTCGCCTTTCCATCAAACGCTCCCACATGCTTTCCCAGCAATTCAAGCGCTTTTATCTTGCTGGAATACTTCAGGTCGCTGTCGTTCGCATCCGAGGCCGGTTTATCTGTGATTTCCTTCAGCTTGGCAAGCACATAGTCCTGTGTAATCTCTGTCCGTTCACTTCTGGCTCTCTTTGCTTCCTGAATTGCGGAAGAAACGTTATTTTTCGTAATTAGCTGCCGCCCAATTTCAGGGTTTTTATACCCTGCCCGAAGAGCAGCCTGTGCGGCATTCAAATCCACAAGGTACTCCTGCACAAATCTTTCTTGCTTTGGCGTTAATGCCACACTCACCACCTCTCGCCTAAGTAGAGTCTCCCAATCCCCCCACCGCCACCGACAGAGCGCGCCCTCTCTCTTTCTTTTCGGGGGAGATTAAGGGGGGATTATAGGGGGGTAAGAGATAGGGGGATCGGGGGGAAGGGAGAGGGGGGATAAAGGGGGCCATCAAGAGGGGGACCTTTTCTTTCTCTCTCCCTTGCTTTCGTTTTGCTTTTGAAATGCTTTTCGCCGCCTACTGTCGAGCTCTGGCTCGGATACGGCCAGCCGTCACAGCCTGTTAAGCGATACACCCGTGTGGGTTGATAGCCTCCCTCGTCTCCTGCAACTGCGGGGCGGCATATATACCCCTTTCGGGGTATGCTGCGGGTTTGGTCAGGCTTTCCGCGGGTCTGACAGCATTATTATTTTAGTTCGGCCTCTTCCAATGGCTGGCCCTTGTTGTCCAGCAACCGCTGCCCCACCGAACCGCCCGGTGTTATGTTCACAAATGAATCCCATTTCTCTTGAGCCGCTTCATTGACAGCTCATGGAACACGTCCCATTCCGTCGTTCCTTTACGAACTACCCCTACGTCTTTTGGCTTTGGCCATACGATGTCTTTCTCTTGTTCTTTTCTCCAGCGCTCTGAGTAATCGCAAAACTTTTTCAGTCTATCCCAGTATTCTTTTGACTGTTCCCAAGGGCGTAAGTCGTTATTGTATGCTGTCTGTGCATGTCTGAGCAGTTCAAATGGATCTCCCATTGTGGTTATCACTCCAGTTTTGGTGCCACCGCCCGCCTCATGCGGATAGGCGCGGCATATCAAATTCGTGCTTGCATTAGCACCCGCGGAAGTAATTGCAAATTCTTCTAAGCATAAATATCTCCTTCTGGAGCCGAGAGGCGGCATTGAGCCGCCACACGTCCGCGACGTAACGGGCCGCCGCAGGCGCTTCTGCTACAGCACTCGGCATATTTTTGGTTATCTAATACAAGTGCTCATTAGGATCATAAATGCCAAATTCCAAACCATTCCATTAAGGTCGTCTTTCTGCTTTGCTTTGAAAGCTAAATAAGCATTTACAACCATAAGAACAAGGCAGATAAGTTCTGCAATGATTATGAGTACACCACTCACTTTACACCATCCCATTTTTGCAACTTTTTGTGCGCTTCCCGCTTAGATTATCACACGCCTGTGCCGCAACACCGGAGCGACCGGCAGCCAGTCTCGCATACAGACGCAGTTTTCAGCAGGCATTGTCATTCTCTCTGAGGGCTTGCGCTACGCTCAGATCATCCGGGCGCTACCCGGCCTCTGGAGGCCATCAGCAGACTCGAACTGCTGCAACGGCATACACCGCTCTACCCATTCCTTTATGGCCGTATATAAGGCGGATTCCGTCTCTACACGCTCCGCCGGGCGCAGCCGCTTTCTATGTGTCGGCACACCGGTGCAGGTCATAGCTGCCACCGCTTCCGCCTCCATGACAGGCGGGCGTCATGTCCCTTCTCCGGGGCCGTCAGACGCTCTAGGCTACCCGGTATAGTGTCTCTCCACAGCCATTCGCCGCCAGAGGGGCGCGACCCCTCATGCCCCGAATAGTGGGGTGGTGTTCGACCGGCGGCATATTGCACACAGAGGGGGTGGCGGCAGATGCACCGACGCCACCCCATCCGTGTGAAGGAGGAAGGGGAATGGGAGCGCAGGGGCATACGCTCCCACACTCCCATTCTAAAGTAAGATTCTTTCTTTGCTGTCCAAAAAAGGACAATTTAAAAAATTTTACCTAAAATTTGTTCGTCCGGTTAAGTAGTCCAAACTTACCTCATAGTAGTCAGCCAACGCAATCAAGGCCGCCATATTAGGACGCGCCTCCCCACGCTCATACTTTCTTACCGCACCACTCGGTAGTCCGCATAGCTCCGAAACCGTCACCATGCTTTTGACTGGTCTTTTCTCTTCTCTTAACCTTCTCAGCCTCTCCGGGAACTCGTTCACGGGCTATCCCTCCTTCGGCGGGTCTGGGAGTGGCATCCAGTGGGTGATTTTACCCGCACTGGGCCCAATATCCGTCATCCATTCACCCCACAAAATCCAACCTACAGATGTTCCAATGCGCTCACAACGCACGATAACTCTCTGCTTTTCCTCCGGCAACCTCTCCTTGACGCTGATCCACTCACTCATGCTGTCCGCCCTCCCCGTCGTGGATGGAGTCGATTATCTCGTCCAGCTTGACATTTTCGCAGACGTGCAAGGAGGGGAACAGCGCCGTATCTAACGTTGCAATAACAAATTTGTTGTTCAACACCTTAATGCAAGGGTCACATTCATTGAGGCTGTCTGCCTCTGGGTACAGCAGTCTGATAGCCTTTGCCTTCTCCACCTCCTGCTCCGTCCAGCGGGGCCTGTCGGCTAAAGTCCACCAGACAGGCTTTGACACAACCTCACATGCCATCCCAATCCCTTTTCGGGATAGGATGCAATCGTCAGCACAATTCCCGTTTCGGCTTGCGCAATACTCCTTTGCCTCTCCCAGCGTCCAGTTCTTCAACGGCTTGTCCATGTTGGCCTCCTCCACCGGCGCAGGCATCAGAACTGGGTTGTACTCCCGCTCCAATTCCTCCCGGATTTTCTCTTTTTCTTCATCCAAATAACTTATTCTCCAATATCTTTCAAGCTCAATGATGTGCATTACTTGCTTATCAGAGAAAAGATACAGATGGTCTCTTACCACGGCTGCCCTCTTACTCCTATCTGGATGAGCAGACCCGCCGAAACAGCATTGGCAGTGCTCAATATCGTAATCACAAATAGGGCATTTCTCTTTTATGTTGGCCTCCTTTCGTTTTCCAACGCTACAATAATCGTCCGGCATCATGTCACGCTCAAAATTGTCACAGTAGACGATGTTGTCTCCCGGTCTGGTGGCATATATACACTCCCGGCACCTGACCACAGGCACGGCGGAGATGGTAGGGGCGTTTATCAATGCCATATATCGCTCTTGAGCAGTTTTACATTCCAAATTGAATTTATCGAGTAGTTCGCTTCTATCAATCAGCCTCATGCTCGTCCTCCTCGTCCATGCGGGCAATAGTATAGCCTTTACACTTAGTTCCTCTCAAACCAAAGAGCGTATACTCGCTTATTCTCTTTGGATGTCGTCCAGCCAGTTGGCATATCATTTATTCCGCCGTACTTATTCCTTGCCATTATCGTCCTCCCGCATCAAAGCGCCGCAGTTGGGGCAGTAGTGCCAATGGTACTTTTGGTATTCTTCCAGATGTAATGCCGCGCCGCATTCAGTGCACCGAATACAAGTGCTTCCGTCTAAAAACTTATATCTGTCAGACGCGTCCCATCTCCCGTGCCTCACCTCCGCAACGTCGGCGGCGGGGAGTTTGGATAACAGGGCCTCGATTTCGTTGCTGTCATAACACCTCCCGAATTTTATGACAACGGTATATCCGTCATCCCCGTTGTTTTCCGTGTCTACCGTCCAAAACAGGTCGATTGCGTCCTCTCGCTTGATGTACTCAGCCATCCTGCTCCCTCCGTAGTGCGGCTTCCTCGCGGGTGAGGAACACGGTTTTGCCAATTTCATTCAATGGGAAAGCACAGGTTTGAGTATGGCACAGGATGTCTCCACCTTTTAACAGAGAAACATACTGAATTGTCGTTCTTTGAATGAGGCTTGGCTTTGTCTGGAAAATGTTTAAGTATTTTGCTTGCGCCCAAACTTCTTTCCCGATCATCCTGTCCGCCTGGGCCAGTTCACGGAGTCTCGTCTCCGAAATCCCGCAAAAATCCATCTTATCCCGCCTTTCTTTGATGGGGCTTTTCTTCGATTGCCCGTTCGACACTCCATCCAGATTTTAGCCTACTATAAATTATCCCGCGACTATACCCAAGTGCTTCTTCCCAGCCACGAACGGTTTTTGTCTCTCCGTTATAAGTGATATAGTGGCAACACCTGGTATTGTTTCCTTGCTCTTTTGGTGTCGCCCAACGACAATTTTCCGGCTCATAATTCCCGTCGTTATTTATCCTATCAAGCGTTAGATTATCCTGATAGCCATTAGATAAAGCCCAATCCCTAAACGGGATAAACTCCTCCCATTCTGCGCAGACGCTTATCCCACGGCCACCATATAGTTCATACGCCTTATTGGTTTCTGTTTCGCACCTTGCCTTCATATTGCTCCAAATTCTATAAATTCGGCTATGGCTCATTCCGTGCTTGTATTTCGTTTTAGACCGGACCTCTTTTTGGTAGCAACCGCAACTTTTCACTTGCCCACTCGTGAGGTTGTTCGTTGTCACAACTGCCTCGCCGCCACAATCGCAAACACATTTCCACCGTTGCTTGTGCCCTTTTGCCGTTCCATATAATTCAGTAACTGTTAGCCTCCCGAATTTTTGTCCTACCAAATTTGGTTTCTTTCCCATGCTCACCCCTCCTCCGGGCCGCGCCACTTAAAGCAATCGTTCACATAAAATCCGGGGCATTCTGCGGTTTGTCCATTTTCCCCTACTGGTGGCAAATCATACTCACAAAGTCCGCAAAGGTCTATTCCTGTTGTCTCCAGCCGATATTGATTCACCACAAATGTCAGATCACTGACCGCCGCATCCCTCTCCCGCTTCACCTGCTCCAGCTCGGCCAATACAGCATCCCGGTCTTTCTCCGCGGCACATCCACCCTCGGAGCGATGGCCTTTACGGTAGTTTTCCAGCTCGGCCCGCAGCTTCTCGTTTTCTTCCTGGAGCGTGGAGAGGGCGGTGGCAGCGTCAAGCGCAACGAATCTTTTCAAATCCTTCCCTTCAAAATATCCATTTAGCTGCTCAATCAGCTTCTCAATGTCCATCACTTTCCCTCCTCCGGCGGCCCATCCCAGGCCGTCCAGTATTGTCCGTACAGATCCATAGAAAACGGCTTGATGTGCTTGCAGTACAGATACCCATCCCTGCACCCCTCTGCAATCTCCAGGCCGCCCCATTGGAGCTGGGCTATCCCTGCTCCCTCAATGTATATTGCGGTCTCCTGGGTGATGGATTCCAGCTCCTGGCGGGTGTATTGGCGTCTCATGGCGATACCTCCGGCGGGCGGCGGTATAATAAATATCTTTCCCCATAGTCAGCCGCACAGAAGGTTTTAAATCCATCAAAATCACAGCACGTCCACCAATCTTCTGAAACATTTTTAACCAGCATGAAACGGGGCTTGTGTAATCCAAATGCAAGATTGTGTACCCATAGCGCATTTACACCATCCATCTCCCGCAGCTCCTTCAGCGTCAGCGGATCGTTCGGCGCTTCGTTAGGGACATTATTGCCCTCACCAGGCGGTGCGGGGAGTGGCATCCAGTGGGTGATTCCAGCGCCGTCATAGATTCTATCCCAATGATATTTCCATCGTTCTATCATTTTCCCTCTAACCTGTGCACGCTCCCAAATCATCGGTGCTACATGGCCATTTTTATCGCAAGAAATAACCATTTTGCTGCACCAATCCTTCTCTGGCAGTTCCGGAAGCCTTTCCTCCACGCTCACCCACTCGTTCTGAGGGGTGAGGGTGGGCGCAGTGCCTGTTCCGTTTCTTGCTCCGCAGCGGCGGCAGAAAATAAAATTTTCGTTGAACGTTTGCTCCCCGAAGTCCTCTCGGAACTCATGATAATCGTGGCAATTCGGGCAGATATATTGAGTTGTACCCCTTTCTGTTTCTCTACGTATCCATCCCATCCGTTTTCTCCTTCCCGTAGGGCAACCACCTACTGTTCCACTCTTTTATCGCTCCACGTTTTGTGAGCTTCCAGCCCGAACCAGGTATAGTTGATCTACCGCAGCGGGAGCAACAAACGGAGAATCGCAGTCTCCACCGTCCAACCCGTCTGACTTTGGTCTCTCCTCCACAATACGGGCAAGGTTTAATCGCCCTTGCCATCGTTCAGCGCCTCCTTGACTGCTTTCCACCGCTCTTTGCGGCTACACGTTCCGCCAGCCGCATCACAAATGCTCTTGGACGAGCATCGTTCACATGGCCCAGCCTTAAAAAATTCTTTCATGTACATCGCGGTGGTCGATATGCTGTATCCGGTGGCCTGGGCTATCGTCTCCGGCCCATACCCGTCCAGCGCCATGCGCTCCAGCAAATCACGGGACGGTCTGGGCTTTTTTGCTCTGGTATGCAGCAGGCAGCCAACTCTTTTGGGGTTACAGTCCGGCAGCGGGCACTGTCCACAGATTGCCGCCTCCTCCGCGTCCCGCTCCGTAATCCTGCGCTCCGCAATCGGCTCCACCGCGTCCAGGCTGCGCCAGGGTGCCACCGCTCCGCTGATGCCGTAGGGGTCTCTGGTGATCAAAGCTCCTCCACCTCCACCCGAATACATCCCCCGTTCCAAAGCCTATGTACAACCTGCCTGTACCAGCGGTGATCGTCGTCCGGCAGCAGGTATCCCTTAAGCGCGTCCACCACGGCTTTCGCAATGGCGGCGTGGTTGTCGATGTCCAGCCCGTCGTCCCATGCAAAGGTGATGGAGACCGGCCCATGCACCATTCCACGCCGCACGCGGGCCTGTTTCAGCGAGGCCAGGGTCATTGCGTGGAGTTCGTCGGCGTCCTTCTTCCGCTGCGCCCAGTGCTTGCCGGAGTAGTAGGCGTTGAGCCCGAACCGGCGGCAAAAGGCCGACTTGCCCTTCTTCGTGGGCGGGTATGGTATGTCAAATCTGATTGTCCCCATGTCCAAGCGCCTCCAGTGCCCGGTCCAGGGCTTTTACGATCTCACCGTGATCATGGGCCAGGTCAGACCAGGTCTCCATAATGGCGCGATGCTTGTCTCTCAGGGCGGACAAAACATCCGCCGCCTTTTCGTCTGTCACTGATATCACCTCGCTGGTATAATCCGCCCCACCGCCCGGTAAAAGGCCGCATCACAAATTCCTGTTCCGGCGTGGCGGTTTTTTGCAACAATGATCTCCATTGGATCCGGCGACCAGGGGTCGGGCCGCTCCTGACTGTAATAGCTGGGGCAGTGCAAAAAGATCACGGCGTCCGCATCCTGTTCCAGTGCCCCTGTGTCCCTCAGGTTGGACAGCACAGGGCGCTTGTTCTTTGTCTCCTCATTCTGGCGGTTGAGTTGTGCCAAACAGAGGACGGGTATCCTCAGGCGCCGGGCCAGGGCTTTGAGCTGACCGGAAGTCTCCGTAGTGGTCTCATAGCGGCTCTTCCCCCGCCCGGTGGGCTTTATCAGCCCGAAGTAGTCCACCACCAGCAGCTGCAATCCCCGCACCCGTCTCGCCATGTGTGCAATATCGTCCACCGTGGCCCGATCCTTTCGGTTGGTATACATGGGGCTGTCCTGCAGCTTTGCGGCCCACTGCGCGGCGCGACCATACTCCTCCTCGGTGGGTCTCCCCATCATCAGTGCATCATAGGCCACACCAGCCGCTCGGGCGATGCGTTTGGCTCCCAGCTGCTCCACGTCCATCTCCAGAGAGACGAAGAGCACTGGGCCAGTCTGCTCCGCCACTGCATCCGCCACCTGTAACCCAAATGTGGTCTTGCCCATGCCCGGTCGGGCGGCCAGGATGTAAAGCCCGCTGTTGAGCAGCCCGCCGCCCAGAATACGATCCAGTGGACGAAATCCGGTGGGGACAAAGCCACCGCCTCCGCCGTCCACTTGCTCCCGGTGCCGGTAATATGCCGCCATGACCTCTGCGGAGCTGGCCAGCTCCCGGGCGGTGTCCTGCGCCTCGATGGCCTCCAGCGCTCGCTGCGCGTCCGATATGGCGTCCCTGGGGTTATCCCCGACCGATACGCTGCCCAACCGATCCCCAAGAGCGTTGATCGCCCGGCGCATGGACTCCTCCCGCACCTTTCGTGCGTAGAGCAGCACGTTGGCGGCGGTGGGTGTCACCTGCATCAGCTCCATCAGGTACTCCCGGCCCACCGCGCCACCAGCCTCGGACAGGACGGTCACGGGATCCACCGGTTCCTTCCGGCGATCCAGCGCCAGAGCCGCCCGAAAAATGGCTCGATTGGCCTCCAGGGCGAAGTCATCCTCGCTCACCACCTGACACACGTCGGCAAGGCAGCGGTCATCTAGCAGGATTGCGCCGCATACGGCGCTCTCGGCCTCCAGGGTGTCAGTCGTCATAAACTACCACCTCCTGCCCGTCCTCGTCCCGCTCCAGGTGATAGGCCCTGGGGCGGTATGTCTCCGTAGTGGCTGGCTGCTCCGCCCTCCGGCGGGCCTCCCAGGTTCGCACGGCGGCTTTCCAGTCTACAATGGGCCGCCCTGCGCCGTATTTCCACCCCCGCGCTGCGTAGAAGTCCACAAAGGCCTCCGGGTCTATGCCGTTCCTCCGTTCCTGGCAATAGGCGCGGACTTCTTCCACCGTTGGGGGGACTTTCTTTTTACCCCCTTTAGGGGGTTTTTCTTTGGGGGATGGGGAAATAGATACAGGGGGCATGGGGGGAGAAGGAAGCGGGGAAGGGGGCGTGCTAGACTTTGCTTGATTTTGCTTGAGTTTGCTAGAATTTGCTATGCCGCCTTTCCGCCCGCTTTCCGCACGTCTCCGCCCTGTCTCTGTATCCCTGTCCATCTGCGCTTTCAAAACCAGATAGATTGACTTCTCGGCACCACGGGGTTCAACCGTACCTCCGCCCCTACTGTATTCCAGAAGGGACATAAGCAACCGGCCACACTCCGCTTCTCCGAGAGCCAAAATGGCGTCGGCGCAGATTATAGGGATTTTAATGTATTCCATAGAGCGGCGGCCCCCTTAAAACGGGAGCTCGCCGTCCTCGTCGGCATCCTCAAAAGGGGCGGTCGTCCGCGCCTTCCACGTGACAGACTTCTGGACTTCCTCCTGCATCCATGTGGGAAGCAGCTTCAGCACCACTTCGGCGTCCTCTGCATCCATGTCAAACTGGATCGGTTCGTTTTCCAGGGGAGGCACGTCCATACCCTTCATCGGCTTGGAGATACCGGCAATCTTGGAGTAGGTGCCGCCATTCTTGCTCTCTTGGTTGACCACGGTAAGTAAACAGGGGGCGTTGATCACATTCGCCAAATCGAACCCGGACAACTCTTCCTGGGTAAATGGCTTACCGCGCCAGGCATCCAGATCATGGCGCAGGGTAGACTTCTCATGGAGTGAGGCGGTGTAGGGCTTGCTGAGCCAGCGGGGCTTGTCCTCCCCGTCCACCTGTACGCGCTCCGTGGGCAGCTCAAAAATGAGCCGCACCTTCTCTTGATCTTTGTTGTTGTAGTCGTTGTGCTGGATGCCCAGGTCGACTACGCCCACGCAGCGGGCCGGGTACGCTCCGGGCTCAATGGGGGCACTGCCGCCGCCCTTGGTCTCCTTAACTGTCAAACTCATGTTGCTTGTCCTCCTTATCAAATGTAATCGGGCACTCATTCCCCATCCCGTCAAATGGATAGGGCAGGAACTCGCCGGTGAGGGCACACTGGTGGCGCTTTAGGCCCTCCCGGTATTGGATATAGGGGCACCACTGGCAGACTGTCATGCCGTTAAGCTAAGGAAAGTAAACTTTGACTTCTGCCTTTCCGGTGGTATAGTAAGAAACACAATTTACTTTCATGTAATCGCCCCCTTTTCAACCCATTTATATAAGGTTCTTTTATTAACATGAAGAATAGACGCAGCTTCTTGCACAGTGATTTCTTTCCCGTTTATATGGACCCGGATTTTCTTACGGCGATTGGATGCTTGTGCCCGCAACTCCACCCATCTGCAATTTTCTGGCGAATATCCCTTCTCGTTGTCGATTCTGTCTATGGACGCTCCGTCAAAGTAACTCGCCCCCATATCGGACTTAAAGTTTTCGTAGTTTTCCCATCTCGCGCAGACAGAAATACCACGTCCACCATAGAGTGGGTATGATTCTCGCTTTGGATTTGTACAGCGTTGAAGCATTCCGGCCCAAATGCCGTACATTCGGGTTCTGCTGTCTCCGTGTGTTTTACAGGGCGCAGGATAGAACCTTTTCAGCATCTTCATTTGTGCCTTAGATTGCTCCAACTGGAGACACCCACAAGATTTAACCCGGCCGCCCCTTAATTGGCTCCCGGTTGCATAAGTGGTATTCCCGCAATCGCAGATGCACTCCCAAACTTTTTCGCCATGATGTCCGCTCCCAGCCATTCGGATCACAGTAAGCCGATTAAACTTCATCCCGGTGATATCAATGACTTTTGCCATCATTCGTACCGCTCCACTTCCAGCCCCATCTCCAGCGCCACCTGCTCCGGGCTGTCTCGCAAGGCCTTGTTGACTGCGGCCCGGAAGCAGTCCGGGCAGAGCCACCGCCCCTCCCACTGGAACCGGGCCTCGCCGTGGTAGACCTCCTGGCGGCATTTCTCACACTCGGAGGCGGGGGTGTCCTGCTGCCTGTCCGGGCATGGGTTCAAATTTAACATTGACATTTCAGCTCCTTTCCATGATAATAGGGGCAGATTCGTTTCCCTTGCCGCCCTCCGGTCTCGCACACCGGGGAGCGGCGCTTTTATCCTTGCGAGCTGGCAAAACGCTCTGCATCATCGCATGTCGTAAACTCAGCAACGACCCGATGTCTGTGCCAAACCTGCCACAGCGATAGGCTAATGTTATACGATACGATATAACCGCGCTGATCCATTATTCTCCCTCCTTAATTTGGTATTTCGATGACCGCCCACACATCGTCGATGCTCTCCGCGCCCTCCAGGCCGGTGATCTGGATGGTGAGCGGGCCGGTGGGCGTGGGGGACGGGGTGGTGGTTGCTGCCGGGGTCTCAATGGCCTGGCTCTCCGGTTCCTGGCCCCAGATGATTTCGATCAGTGCAACCAGCGCCAACAAAAAGAACAGGTATACGGTAGTCACGATCAGTTGCTTTTTCATAGGCTCGCTGCCACCAGAATAGCCAGAACCAGCGCCGCTCCGGCAACCACCGCCAGTTGCACCCGCTGTGCCACCGCCTGCGCCTGCTGTACCCGGCGGCGGTAGACCCGGTAGCTGTACGCCTTTGCGCGCCTGTCGCGCTCGGTTTGTGCTCCCATAATTTTTTCACTCTCTTTCATTAGTTGAAAAGTTCTGTCTTGAAATCGCTCATTTCGCTTTGAATGGTGCTCGCCACCGCAGTCCGTATCATGTGTACGATGGTTTCGTAGTCAAAGCACGGTACGCCCTCCCGTTTGTACTTGACCAGCCCTCCGGGGCTGATCTTGTATGTAAGCGCCTTGTCCTTGACCGCAATCCCGAAGGTTGCCCGGCCTTCTCTGAGCGCCAGCCTTACCGTTTGTTCGGGCCAGTCCAGATATCGGGCCGCAACGTCCAAGGGAACATTGTCATATGCTAGTATCTCGTTGTCCGTTGGAACCGGTGGCCGCTCTCTCGTTCTTGGCCTCATCGTTTTCGCCTCCCTTCTCCCCGTGGAGCCGCTCATGCTCATCCCAAGTCATCCCATAGTAAGCCCGGCATAGGTCGTCCATGACGCGGCGTGCATTGGTGAAGCGGTTCTCAATCTCCCGCTTCGTGCTAGTCTCGTTGAGCTGCCCATCTTTGGCCATAAAAAATCCTCCAATCTTGCCAGAGGCCGGAGGATGTGATATACTGTCTCCGATACCTCGTAGCTGCGTTACGTGGTGTCATGCCCTGGTCGGTGGTGATGCACTGGCCGGGGCGCTTTTTGTTGTGCTCCATTAAATTTATGAAACAAGGAAATGCATTGCTATCCAAAAAATCGTTATTGCGGAAAGCACAGAAACCGTTGTCGCATTTATTTCCTCATCAAAGAACCAACAAATAAATATGTACCCTGCTTCAAGCGCCGCAAAAGCTAAAGCTATCCATTGGAACATCCCCGGCCCCCACTTTCGTAATCGAGGTATTTGTTTCCAAAGATATCTATCGTATAGTTCTTAGCAATTTCATCTTGATTCCGCTGGCTTTGTAGTGTAAGTACGAGGTCAGCAATTTCTTTAGAATCAGCCTCAATGATGATCTTCACCCCACTTACATCCTTCCCCGCCCCGTCAGGGGCGGGCTTTTTGTTGTGCTTCTCTCTTTGCCGTGGTAGAATGTGGCGAAGGGAGGTGAAACGCTTGGTTGAGAAAATTACATGCACCTCAGACGAGGAGCGTGTCCGCTTTGAGGAAGAAGGATATGTGGTAGTGTCCGTTGGTTACTTCCCCGAAAACGGAAAGCCATTTTACACGATGGAACGTGGTTCCGATTGGAGCCAAAAACTAGGGAGCAAGTGACTTTGTAAAGCCGTTCTGCGTTTCCGCGCAGGGCGGTTTTACCTTTTCATATTCCCTTCCACAAGGTACAAATCAGCGCCAATTTTGCTTGCATCAAAAAGTAATTTCCCATCTGCACCTCTGGCTACTCCGTCGCTTACTGGAGTAACTCGGACATTGTCCAAGTCGATTCCCTCGTAGCTGTTCCCGATTTCCAACCCATGCGGAACCGGGATATATATGCTCACCAGATCTCCGCACTTGTGCGGTTGCGCCGCCATATTTGAGATTGCTTCATTGGCTCTCTCGACGAAATCATTCATTCTTCTCATCCACTTCCTTATTTCCGCCCCGTCAGGGGCGGGCTTCTTTTTCTCCATTGGTGCTATCTTTCTTCTTGCGTTTCCGTGCGGGTCTATCTCGGTACCCCTCGGCGTAACCTGCGATATAAAGTAACGCCTCTTTGGGGAGCCCTGCTAGATTTTCGGCAACAGTCCGTGCATCTGCGAGTTTGCTGGTGTCATATACAGGCATCGTCTCACCTCCCTCACTCTGTCCATATACTACATCACTTAGTGAGTATTGTCAATATCTTTTTTGCAAATAATATTGACAGAGTGAGTTTTAGAATATATAATCTAATTGCTTGCAGGGAGGTGTGTATATTGAAAAGCAGGATTAAACAGATCCGAAAAGATACTGGGTTGACCCAATCAGAGTTCGGAGAAAAAATAGGTGTCAAAGGTAATACGGTAACAACTTATGAGACCGGAGCAAGGGTTCCCTCCGATGCAGTAATCCACTCAATCTGCCGTGAATTTAACATCTCCGAGCTCTGGCTGCGTACCGGAGAAGGAGAGCCCCATATCCAGAGGGACGAGGACGAGGAGTTCCTCGAAGTCATGGAGCAGATCCACATGTCTGATGATGATCTGATTAAGCGGATTATTAAGGCATATTGGTTTATGGAGGACGACGAAAAAGCCGCCATCAGAAAACTGATAGACGGCTTTACAAAAAAATAAGGCCCCGGTTTCCCGGAGCCTTTTTATCACTTATTATGTAGTTTTTCGAGGACGAGGGCGCGCGTAAGGAGCGATTTCAAATAAGTTTCATTTTTGTTCCGCTCCATGACAAGTTCAATTTCTTTTTTAAGCATTTCAACTTTTTCTCCATTTGGCGTCATTTCGCGCCCTCCTCCCAATTTGTACCTTACCAATATTTTGGTCTGGAATTTTGTTCCCCTTGTTCATCATTATAGAACGTTAGTTCTATTTAAGCAATATGTGTTATCACCAAATTGTGGCAGCTTATTTTCTATATGCTAAGAGATTGCTTCGTTAGAAAAGAACGGATTATTGGACTATACTTATGATATGGTACACCAACCCATGATTGCCAAACAGAACGAGAATCTAGCGACAGAATTGTAATAGGAGGATTTACATATGCTTGACGAAAAAGATTTGCAGGCAATCGCACAGTTGATGGAGAAGCAAAAACAGGACATCATGTCTGAAACGAAGGGCTTGTTGGAACAGCAGAAACAGGACATCATGCACGATGTAAAGGTTTTATTGGACACGGAGGTCACAACCCGATTTAACCTTTTGGCCGAGGGACAGCAGGCCATTATGGACGCCATCACGCCAAAAAGTGAAATCGAGGAACTGCGAAACGAAGTATCCGTGCTTAAGCTGGCGATCCGCACCATGAATCAGGAAATCGCCGAACTGAAAAAAGCGCAATAAAAATACCGCCCCCGGTGCTGGAACACCAGGAGCGGCTCACATAGGGGTGATAAGGTTTGGCCGCCATTATCACCCCTTTATTTTACCAGAATAGGGAGAAAAGTCAATGAGAAGAGCGAACGGAACCGGAAGTATTGTAAATCTTGGCCCAAACCGCAGAAACCGATACGCCGTTAGAGTGTCATATTTGGAGCGGCCCGGGCTGTGGAAGCAAAAGTATTTATCCTACCACAGAACTGCCAAAGAAGCACAGGAGGCCCTCGATAAATATTTGGCATCTAATATCCCGGCAAAGTCACTCGCCGTTACTTGGGGGGACGTATACGCTCAGTGGTCGGCCAAAAAGTATACAAAGGCAGGATCCGCCTCTATCGCCAGCTATAAAGCCTCTTGGGGCCGTCTGTGTTCCCTGGAGGGGAAGGAGATATCAAAGATAACGGTAGATGATTTACAGGCAGTCATCGACAAAGATGAAACTGCTGGACTGTCACAGTCCAGTATAAATAACGACAAACTGTTGATGAAAGCTCTTTTTAAGCACGCAATGGAACGTGATCTTGTTGCAAAAGATTATTCACAGTTTGTCGAGGTGCCCATCGTTGGAGCAAAAGTGGAGAAAGGCGCCTTTGATGATATCACTATGAGGAAGATTGAGAAATTAGCGTCCTCTGGATTCCCTTGGGCCGATACCGTACTAATGCTATGTTATACTGGATTCCGAGTATCTGAGTTTTTGGGGCTCACCAGATTTTCCTATCATCCAGATGGGAACTATTTGCAGGGCGGACTAAAAACACAGGCCGGGAAAAATCGGATTGTCCCGGTACACCCTAAAATCATGCCATATCTGACCAAGTGGCTGTCCAGGGACGGTAAAACTATTATCTGTGATGACGACGGTAATGCAATACCGGCACGCAAATACCGGGCCCTCTTCTCTGGAGTCATGGAAGAATTAGGGGCACTTGGTGCTACCCCTCATTGGTGCAGGCATACCGCCGCATCTCGAATGAGGATGGCTGGGGTGGACGAAGTCGCTATAAAGCGTATCTTAGGACATTCTGATGGAGATGTTACCGAGCATTATACGCACGTAGATGTTTCGTTTTTGGCTAAAGAGCTACAGAAGGTTTCCTAAGTATTTGTAACTTTCTTCTTAAATATGTGCAAATAGAACAATACATCAAAAGTTCTGAAAAGTTATTATTGATTGCACACTTCATTAACAATTTGATTGCTTTTGGTTCTTTGATAACATGGAATCTTAAACGCTTTGTAATTCGTAGTGAAAATAAAGCTAGTGATTGCAATGCTTACAGGATTTTTTGTAGCTAGTATGTAGCTAGTGCGTAACTTTCGGTGTAAATATGTGCAAATAGCAAACAGATGAAAAAGTTCAAAAATAGAGGGCGGAGGCTATTGCCCCCGCCCCTTGTTTAGCCCCTCACGATGTACTCGTAATAGCGGGCCAGCTTGTCCTCCGGCGCGTCCTTGTCACAGAGGAACGATTTTGCCATGTCGGCGTAAAAATCAATCTTATCGCCGACACCGTGCTTCTTGGCTACTTTAACGTAGTCACTATAGACCATGTTGAGGGCCGCCCAGAACTGGATGGGGTCGCACTCAATCCCACGCTGGGCCATGACCTGTTTGGCCTGCTCCAGCGTCCAGTGAGCGCCACGGGTGCCATCCTCGTTGTCCATATGCTTAGACCATTCATCGGCCATCTCCTTGGTGAAAGGGATATAGCCGGAAGCAGCCCCATAACCTGTCATGTGTTCTCCACCTTTTCTGTATGCCATCTCGTCCATGCGGTAGTCATGGTCAAACTTTCTCGGAGTTTTCATTTCACCTTCGCCAGAGATAGCGAATCCGATTTTGTTCATGGGACGATTCATTTCCCGTCGCTCTGTGTATGCGCTCCCATCCTCCCGATAGACCGGGGGGACGTAGGGGTAGCCGTAGTGAGACCGGGGACCGTACATCCGATCATCCCAGTATCGGCTCTCTACCCACATACCGCCATCGTTCCGTGGGGCAAAACGCCCATCAGAGTAACGGCGATAGCCCCGATCCTCCGGCTCCATCATCTCAGAGCGCGGTGCATAACGGCCATTGTCGTAATGCTCCCGGCCACGGCGGTCACGAAACTTATCATCGACATCGTAGTTGTCGTAGCTCCGTCCGTCGTTGTAGCGGCGATTGTTGCCACTGGACATGAGCATCATCCAAGTAGATCGTTTCATTTTGACCCCTCCTTACGCCGTAGGGGCGGGTGCAGCACCGCCGTCAATACTGGCAAGATTGTTACTGGGAGAGCAGCAGGGCTGCCCCAACATGCGGAACGAGCCGCCGGTGGGGGTAGTCACCACACAGACGGAGTAGCGGGTGCGAGTACGGATGCCGCAGGCAGTCACCTGCGCGCAGTTACGCTTGGTAAGGGGATATAGCTCTGTCCCCGTACCAATAGTAATGTACACAGGTGCATTGATGGTAGTTGTGGCCGGGATGGACTGGGCTACCACAATACAATACTTCCCGCCGTTGTTGTAGGCACCGGCAGGCAGATTGATTTCAAGGTTGCCGCCGGTAAAGGTGACCGCCTGGCTTAGCACCAGGTTGTCGCACAGGCGGCAAACAGGCTTACAAGACATAAAATACCTCCAAGAATCAGGGGCGGCAGACACTTAGCCCGCCGCCCCGAAATAGTCACGGCAAAGCCGGAAGACCAACTTACGAGGATTCCTCGTAAGTTTAGCAGCCACAACCGCAGCCGTTGTTGTAGGTCCCGCAATAGGGATAGGGGGCGGGCACCTGGTAAGCGGGCACGGGCATTGGATTGATGCGCCGAATCAGTTCAGAGGTCTGAGCGTCCAGAGTGGCGGTCAGATAGCTGTTCTGGTTGGCCTGAGAGGCAGCCAGCTTCAGGGACTGGTTTTCCGCCTGAAGGGAATCAATCTTGCTCTGAGTCAGGAAATCCAGAATGGCGCGGGTGTTGGAATTGTTGTTCTCCAGAATATCGCGGGTGCTGCCCTGGATGGTATTCTGGATGGCGCAGGTGTTGGTAGCCATGTTGTAATTCACGCCGTCGATGGCGCGCTGTGTCTGGCAGCAGCAGTCCTGTGCCTGAGCGGCCATGTTGCACATCTGAGACTGGACACCGTTGAAGCCCTGAAGCAGCGCCACATTGGTGTTGTTGAAGCCGCTGGTGATGCTGTTGTTCAGGGCATAGGTGCTGTCACAGATGCCCTGCTGGATAGCAGAGATGCCGCGCTCCACACCATTGAAGGCAATGGCCTCATTGACATCGGCACGGGTAGCTAGGCCCTGGAGGCCGGGATCGGTGCTGGCACCGCCACCGCCGAAACCACCGAAGCCGCCGCGGCCCCAGCCAAAGACCATAGCCAGAATGATGATGCCAAAAATCCAGCCGCCATCACCCCACATGCCATTGCTACTGTTGTTGTTATCTCCCTGTCCAGCAATATATCCGGTTGCAAAATCGTCCATAAATAGTTCTCCTTTGTTAGTGATTTATATATCGGGTCGCGCGCCCCGTTATATATCGAGAATACACTTGAATTATTATATAGTTTGCTATATAATGTAGTAGGGTGATATTTTGCGAATCGATGTCAACGAATTTATGGGGAAAAAGAATAATAAACTAACTGTTATAGGCTATATAAGGCCAGAAGCTGGTGGCCGAGTAAAGTTAAAATGTCTATGTGATTGCGGGAATACAGTCTTTTGTCTTCCTTATCAATTTTCAAGTGGAGCTGTTAAATCTTGCGGTTGCCTTCCAAAAGGGAAAAAAGGTGCTCATACTTGGGACAACCGAAGAAAAACACACGGCCTGAGCAAGCACCCATTCTATAAAAAATGGAATGATATGGTCAGGAGATGTTACGATCCCAAAGAACCGGCATATAAAAAATATGGGGCAAGGGGCGTCACTGTTTGCGAGGAATGGAGAAAATCCCCAGAGCAATTTATTGCTTGGTGCGAAGAAACCCATCCAGGAGCAAAGGGATTAACAATAGACCGAATAGACGGAAGTAAAGGGTATTGTCCCGAAAATTGCCGATGGGCTACTCAATTGGAACAGGTTCACAACATAAAGACAAATCGTTTCATCGTGTTAAACGGAGAGACGAGATGCATTACGGAGTGGTGTTCTATGCTCGGAATATCTCCCGGTTCTGTTTATAAAAAGGTTCATAAGGGCATGTCTTTTGAAGAAGCAATTAAGGACACTTTTCTTAAGAAAAAGAAATAATATGAGATTATTTGGGTAGTGTTACACCCATCTGTCGGGCAATCTGGTTTAGATCTACACCACGCTCTTTTGCCATGTTCTCCGCGATCTGGCGAAGCTGCTGCGGGTTTTTCCCCTGAATGAGCCGCATAGCTTGGGCAGCCTGTGGATTCTGGCCAGCCATCTGTTGGAGCATTTGCATGGGATTCCCGCCGTTCCGCGCCATCTGGAGCATGGCCATCATGGGATTATTCATCGGAGGCATCATTCTTTTTCCCTGCCTTTCCGCCGGACGTGGGCTTTTTCAGCCGTTCTATCTCGTCCTTCAGATTGTTGATGGTGTCCTTCATGTCCATAAATTCATCCAGCGGTGCAAAAGCAGGGGCCGGGTTCTCTACCTGCTGTTCTTTTGCCTGCTGTTGACCATGGAACTCAAACACATCAGCCGAACCGCTGTTGGTATTGAATCGTTTCATGTAGATTACATTGTGAGCGAGGTCGGGGAAAAACATGGGAGCACCCATAAAATCCACCGGAACACCCAACGCTTCCTCTCTGGATGCCACAGGACGGCAGAAAAAAGCGGGCTGTGTGTTTACATTTCCCTGTGGCTGAATGGTCTGTGAGGGTTGCTGAGTAGGTTGCTGGGGCTGATATACTTGTGGCGTCGGAGCAAATGGGGTGACAGGATTGTAGGCCCCATAAGCCGGGTATGTGTAATTAGGAAACGCCATACTGACGCGCCTCCCTCCCCGCCTCCAATGCGGTTACGTAATCCTCTAGGCCCTCGTCATCTCCCTGTGCCATGTACCACATCGCTGTTTCGGCGGCACAATCGCGGGACATGCCAGCGGCTACCATCCTCTCGATTAGAGTCATATCCAACACGTCCTTGTCCATAAAATAAGGAGTCCGTGAGGAGGGCGGCGACGTGTACCAACCCTGTATCCTCACGTCCTCCTATTGATATTGTCGCATAAAAAAACTTCCGCCGGGGGACATTCCAGCGGAAGTTTGGGGGCGTTATGTACCTTTTTAGAGGAATCCCAGCTTGTTTGCCGTGAACTCCACCTTTTCAAAGATGAAGGGCAGGTGCCGGTGGAGCGTTTTCCGGTCTATCCCGCAGCAATCGGCCGTGTCAACCTGCGCTTTCCGTTCCAGCAGATAGAGCTCCGCAATCTGCGTGTCGTCTCTCCCCAGATTGGCCTCGTGGATGGAGCGCTTCATTTCTGAGGTAGTCAACTCCTCTAATCTTCCAGGAAATCGAATCAGCGCTTTTGACACGTCCTGCACCTCATTCTTCCGGCGGCTCTGTGGGCAGTTGTTTCAGGGCCTCCACCAGTTTTGCCGCCATCCCATTCCCGCCCAATGCCTTGTAGGCGTTGTACATGTCCAGCACGTTCTCCATACCGTAGATCGGGATATAGCGATGTTCCGAGTAGTGGTTGTACTCGGCAATGATTTCGCGTCTTAGCAGAGCCTGTACCCCATTCATAAGGGCATCGCTCTTCTGATTGTCCGCTTTGATGCGTTTCCGCTCCCGCGCGGCGACGGCCTCGATAATCGCCACCAAGACCACAGCCGCGCCGGAAATCAGTGGGCCTACCCACTCCATGGGCATCAGCCCTCCTTAGTCAACTGCTTATAGACCTGATTGATACCAGTGGCCGCGAGGCCGCTCACAATCCCAACGGCAGCGGCAGTAAGATAATCGCTGGCCGGGAACTCGGGCATAATAAACATGCCGAGAATACCCAGCGCCGCGCCAAATACGCCGCAGATGATGGGAATCCACTTATTGTCCAGTCCAGTGGCCTTGACCACTTGCCCGACCAGAAAGCAGATCACAGTGATGACCGCTACTCCGGTAATACCCAAAGAAGAAATGTCCATGATATGTACCTCCATCAAATCAGATTCAACCGATCCAGCACGACGGCCAGCTCCTGCCGGGTCATATTATCGCGAGGCCGGGTGCCGTCCAGTACGCCCTTGTCCTTGGTCTTTTCCCACGCCTCAGTGGCCCAAACGTCCGGGGTGTCCTCCGCGTTGTCCTCTCCCGGTTCGGCTTGCCACGCCACGTCCAGGAACTCACAGATGCCCTTTGCGGTGGCCTCGGCCAGTTTGTCCCGGTACTTGGTATCTTTGAGATACTCCACGTCGGTCTTATTGGTATGGAAGCCGTACTCAATCAGGCAAGCGGAGGCGTCAGTCTTGGCGAGCACGGTCAATTCGATGTTGTGTTTGATAGGCTCACTTCTCAAAGCCACCCCGGCGGCGTGGAACGCGTTGACCAGCTTGGAGGCCAGCACATTGCGCTGTGCCGTCATGGGCCCGGCGCTGGTGTAGATTTCAAGCCCAGATCCGCTCGACCATCCTTTCCCCTGTCCAGCATTGGTGTGGATGCTCACAAAGCAATCCGGCTTTGC